TTTGTTGTTTGGGCAAGATAAGAAAACTTTTACCTTTTCAGAGGAAGAAGTTCTTGGGTTCACTAACAAAATCAAAGAGTTAGAAATGAAAGATAGTTTGAATGTATCTTTAGTGGGTGATTTAGAAAAACAAATCTCACTATTGGAACAGAATGCTAAATCTGATTCTCTGATTATTGATTTTAGAACACAGCAACTTCAGTTACAAGAAGAAACTATTAATCTGTATAAGGAAAAAGTTAAAGTCGTAAAACCTAAATGGCACGAAAACAAATGGTTATGGTTTGTTTATGGTGTCGGTGCTACGGCAATTTCAGTTAATCTTGCAGGACAACTAAAGTAATGGCAGAACAGATAAAAGAAGTAATCAAACAAGAGTATATTAAGTGTGCTCAAGACCCGGTCTACTTTTTAAAAAAGTATTGTATGATTCAACATCCGATTCAAGGTAAGATTCCTTTTAGTTTGTATCCATTCCAAGAAACAACGATAAACGAGTTTAAAGATAATCGATTCAATATTATTTTGAAAGCAAGACAGTTAGGTATCAGTACATTAACTGCTGGGTATTCATTGTGGTTGATGACATTCTACCAAGATAAAAACATTTTGGTTATTGCAACTAAACAAGATACTGCAAAAAACTTGGTAACGAAAGTTCGTGTTATGCACGCAAACTTACCGAGTTGGTTGAAACAAAAATGTGTTGAGGATAATAAGTTGAATCTTCGATATGTTAATGGTTCACAGATTAAGGCAAGTGCTAGTGGACCAGAAGCTGCTCGTTCAGAAGCGTTATCACTATTGATACTTGATGAGGCTGCATTTATCGATAAGATAGATGATATATGGACTGCATCACAACAAACACTTACAACGGGTGGTAGTTGTATCGCTCTTTCTACACCTAATGGTGTGGGTAATTGGTTTCACCAAACTTGGGTACAGGCCGAAGAGGGAAGAGGGATGTTCAACGATATCAAACTTCATTGGACTGTACATCCAGATAGGAATCAAGATTGGAGAGATGAACAAGATGAACTATTAGGTATACAAGGTGCAGCACAAGAATGTGATTGTGATTTTATTACATCTGGTACTTCTGTTATTGATGGTGTGATATTAGAAAATTGTAGAAAAAACCATGCAAAAGACCCACTTGAAAAAAGAGGTATTGATGGTAATTGTTGGATTTGGGAACCACCAAACTATACACGAGATTATTTAGTGTGTGCTGATGTTGGTAGGGGAGATTCAAAAGATTATAGTGCTTTTCATGTGATTGATATTGAATCATTAGAACAAGTTGCAGAGTATAAAGGTAGGTTAAGTACTAAAGATTTTGGTAATATGTTAGTGAGTATTTCAACGGAATATAACGATGCTCTACTAATTATAGAAAACAATAATATTGGTTGGGCAACCATCCAACAAGTAATAGATAGAGATTATCCTAATCTATTTTATACGAGTAAAGATTTACAATACATCGATGTACAACATCAGATGAATAATAAATACAGAGCTCAAGAAAGAAATATGGTGGCAGGATTTTCAACGACAATGAAGACCCGTCCACTAATTATAGCTAAGCTAGAAGAATTTTTTAGAGAGGAAAGTGTAGTAGTTCGTAGTAATCGTTTAATTGATGAATTATTTACTTTCATCTATAATAATAATAGAGCCGAAGCAATGGTAGGATATAATGATGATTTAGTTATGTCATTTGCAATCGGATTATGGGTTCGTGATACTGCATTAAGATTACGAACTGAGGGAATTGAATTAACAAAAAAAACTCTTAGTAGAATGAATGATACTGAGGGTTTATACACCAATGACGATATCGATAAAAACGATAGTTGGGATTGGGAAGTAAACAAGAAAAAAGAGTCCTTAGAGTGGCTCTTATAGAAGTGAGGTAAAAAATGGCTGATAAAACATTATTCGGTAGACTGAGAAGATTATTCTCAACAAATGTTATTGTTAGAAATGTCGGTGGACGAAAACTAAAAGTAGCAGATACTGAACAAATACAATCTATGACTAAATCACACTTAGTGGATAGATATTCTAAACTACATAGTGGATTGGATTTGATAAATAGTGGATATTCCACATTCGCACAATTACAGGCGGCGAGATTAGGATTGTTTAAAGATTACGAAAGTATGGAGGCGGATTCTATTATTGCATCTGCTCTTGATATTTACGCCGATGAATGTACAATGAAAAATCCATACGGACAAGTATTGGAAATTCAAAGTGATAATGATAATATAAAACAAATTCTACATAATTTATTTTATGATATTATGAATATCGAATTTAATTTATGGCCTTGGACAAGAAACCTTGTTAAATATGGTGATTTCTTTTTGTACTTGGATGTAGAGGATAAGTATGGTATTACTAATGTTGTACCTATCTCACCTTATGAATTAGTTCGTTCAGAGGGAGAGGACCCTGAAAATCCTTATTATGTTAAATTCTATATGGAAGCGGTTGAAAAAAATCATCCTTATTTTGCTCGTACAACAAAGGGTAAAAAGATTGAGTTTGAAAACTTCCAAATCGCACACTTCAGATTGGCGAGTGATAGTAATTTAATACCTTATGGTAAATCTATTTTAGAAAGTGGTAGAAAAGTTTGGAAACAATTAACTCTTATGGAAGATGCTATGTTGATACATAGAATTATGAGAGCACCTGAAAAGAGAATCTTCAAAGTGGATATTGGAAACATTCCACCAAACGAAGTTGATAACTATATGCAAAGAATTATCAACAAGATGAAGAAGACACCATTTATTGATGATGCGACTGGTGATTATAACTTGAAGTTCAACATACAGAACTTAACAGAAGATTTCTTTATGCCAGTTCGAGGTGGAGATAGTGGTACAAATATCGAATCACTACCTGGTATGACTTATGAAACTACAGAAGATATTGAGTACTTGAAAAACAGATTACTTGCGGCATTGCATGTACCAAAAGCGTTCTTAGGATATGAAGAAAACTTAGGTTCAAAAGCTACATTGGCCGCTGAAGATGTTAGATTTGCTCGTACTATTGAAAGAGTTCAGAGAATTATTGTAAGTGAATTAACAAAGATTGCGGTTGTTCACTTGTACTCACAAGGGTATACAGATGCTGAGTTAGTGAACTTTGAATTAGGTTTAACTAATCCATCTACAATATATGAACAAGAGAAGATTGAACTATGGGGTAATAAAGTAAATCTTGCTCGTGATATGAAAGAAAATTCATTAATGAGTACAGAATGGATTTATAAAAACATCTTTAATTTTTCTGATGACCAAATCAAAGAAATGGATAAAGAGTTGGTACACGACCAAAAAACAGCGTTTAGATTTGAACAGATTAAGATGGAAGGTAATGACCCCGCTCAAAGTGGTGAATCAGTTGGAACACCAAGTGATATGCAATCAAGTGGTGGATACGATGATGAATCAGCTGCGGGTTCAGCGTTCAAAGATATAGGTGGTTCTGAAGAAGGTGGTCAACCTGGTGCAGGTAGACCAAAAGAATTACCAAAATATAGTAAAGATGGTAGTGCAAGAGGTAGAGAACCATTAGGTAGAAATAGTATACCGATAGCATTAGCTCACTATGATGGGTTGAAAAAATCTTTTGGTAAAAAGGCTCGTGAAGTATTAAAAGAAACAATCGATAGTGAAGAAATAAATGAAGAATATAAAGAATTTAAGGAAGATAAATAACGATTTCTTGAAAGTTTTATATTTATATATGTGATATAATAGTTAGAAATGGAGTGTTTGATGTCAAATCGAAAAAAACATAATAAAATTAAAAATACAGGTATACTTTTTGAATTATTAACAAGACAAATCGCGGTCGATGTGATGAATGATACAAAAAAATCACCTGCTATTGAAATCATTAAAGAATTCTTTAATGAAAATACCCAATTAGGTAAAGAAAATGAACTTTACAAAGTTTTGGTTGAGAAAAAGTACAAAAGTGAATCTCAAGCAAATATTTTAATCGAAGCGGTAATTAAAAATCGTAGAAAATTATCAAATCGTACTTTAAAAAACGAAAAATACAATTTAATTAAAACAATTAAAGAAAATTATGATGTAAATGCGTTTTTTAACTCAAGAATTTCTAATTATAAAACATTGGCATCAGTTTATACTCTATTTGAAAACGAATCTATCAAAGATGTAATTGATACTATTGAAGAAACTGATTCAAAGATAACTATTTTAGAAAATATCACACAATCAAACATTAGCGATAAAAAATCACAAAATAAAGTTGTTGAAAGTTATTCAACAGAAGAAAGTGATGTAAGATTACTTACTTATCAGTTATTGGTTGATAAATTCAATGAAAAATACAGTACATTGAATGAATCTCAGAAAAATCTATTAAGAGAGTACATCAACAACTTATCAAACACTAACTCTTTGAGAGAATTCATAGATACTGAAGTTACAAAAGTAAAATCTAAGTTAAAAGAACATTTATCAAAAATAAATGATAAAATAACAAAGATTAAATTAACTGAAGCTATCAAACATACAGAAACTGCTGTGGGTGGAAAATTTGTTAAAGACTCGCATGTTGTTTCTTTAATGAGATACTATGAATTAATCAAGGAGTTAGATAATGTCCACAACGATAAATAAAAAAGCTTTTATTGAAGCTCTTCGAAAAATTATTAGAAAAGAGCTTGAAGAAGTATCAACTTCTGCCGCAACACCTGGATATATGACACCTAACGCATTTAGTGGTACAGGTAAAATGGATAGAAGAGATTCTGTTGCAAGTGGTAGTGGATTTGAAAAAGTTGAATCTGCAGGTGCAGTTGAAAGTCCAATAAATGAAGTAATGTTTGCAGTTAAGATTAAAAAAGATGATACCACTATACAAACTATTGTTGGTGCATCATCTAAAGGACAAGCTAAAACAAAAGTTGGTAGAATGTTAAAGGGTGGAATGAAAGATATCATTAGTGTATCAAGAATACAACCAGCTTTTAGTAAACAAATGGATAAAAAGATTGAAAGTGTAAATGAAGGTCGTTATCACGATTGGAGAAACGATGAATCCTTAACACCAAAACAAAAGATTGGTCGTTCAATGAGAGAAGTTAAAAATTCATTAAACACATTATCCAAACAAATAGATTTTAATGTAAGATTAAAGAATGAATTAAATGTCGATACAAAATCTTATTGGAAAACTACACATAAAGCATTAAATCAGATTTCAGAAAGATTAGTTAAGTTGGCCAACAAAGTAGGGAAATTACAATGAAATTAAAAGATTTAATAAACGAAAATTTATGGAATGAAAGAAAGTTTGGTGAACCATTACCAACACTTGAAGACACAACGAAAGCTCATCAATTAAAAGAATTGGGTCCAGATGACTTTAAAGGTGGTAAGACACAAAAAATGAAATTTAACAAGGATTACGCTGGAGCTGGTAAAGATAAACTTTCTGATAAAGAAAAAGAAAAGGCCAGAAAACTTGGTTTAGTTTGGAAAGGTAAGGGTTATGGTAAAGAAAAAGAAGATGGTATCACTCATAAAAATGTAGATGGTAAACTTGTAAAAGTTGATAAAGGTGGTGATAGTGATAAAAAATCAGATAAACCTGAACCAAAAAAATTAAGTGGAAAAGATTTCGATAGAGATTTACCATCAGATGAAAAAGAAAAAAGTCCAACATCAACATTTGATGCTCCAATAGAACCAGACCAAATAAATCCTAAAGAAGTTAAAAAGGCGATAGACCATATTAGAGAAACCGAACCTAAACTGGCTGATGAAATAGAAGGTCATTTAGAGGATTTAGAGTACTATGGTCAATGGGATGATGAGGAAGAAGAATTTGGGGATTATGCATTTGAAGATGAAGAATATGGAGAAGATGCGGAAAGAGCTGGATACGCTATATTAAATAAAATAAGAGATTTTAATAAGAAAAATTCAGATGGTCCAAATCCAACAAGTAAAGATTCACCTTTAGTTAAAAAAGATGAACCAAAAAAACAATATGGGAATACCACTAATCAACCAACAGATGAAGATTCAGTTAGAGCTGCAAAAGATGTACTCGACCAAATAAAAAATATTGAGTTTGATGATTCATTTGAAGATGGACCACAGGACTATGAAACTGTTTTAGATGCTCTTGGTTCAATAACAAATACAGAATTAGAGAATTGGGAAGAGTTAGAAAATAAAATAAATGATTTTCAATCAGACCAAGATGCTGATAGTGGACGACTTTTGAAAATGACTTTACAATCGGTTGTAGATAAAAAGGATGTTTATTCTAATAAATATTTAGGTGCTGGTGATGATAATATACCTGAAGATGACCCATATACTGATGGTGAGATAGAAACCATAGTGGATAAAGATGTAGATGAAATAAAAGCTATGTTGTATGGTAAGAATCCACTTGCAAAGTATATGAGTTACAAAGATGATAAATACATACAACAACACATTGATGCATTAAAAGATGGTAATCTATCACCTTATGAAGAAGATTTTCACAAAGATGAATTGTTTGCAGTTATGTCACAAGCTCAACAAAATATGCAAATGGGTAAAGTTAAACAAGGTGAAAGGTTTAGTGGTAATCGAACTAATCTACCTAAATCAAAAAATGAAAACTATAATCCAAGTGATAAATACTTAAAAGAAAGTATAGATTTATTAAAAAGAGATTTTGGTGCACCATTACCAACATTACAATCAGTAATGGAAAAACATCAAAAGAATATTAAAGAAGGTCCAGATGATGTTAAAGTAACTAAAAAACAATTACAGATGTTAATTAAACAAGAGGGTGATTTTAGAAAAAGAATGTTAAATATTGAACAAGGTTTTTTAAGAGACCCAAGACCTGAAAACAAAAAATTAGCAAAAGAAATTAAAAAATCCTACAAAGATAATGTTACTAAGTTTATGAGAGAAGTTGTAGGAATGTTGAAAAGGATGAAATAATGAAAAACTTATTAGTAGATTACATACCATTTGAATTATCTGCTGAACAGATAAATGAATCATTGAAAGAAAACAATGGTAAATTGGTAGTAAAAGGTGTGTTACAAAGAGCAAATGCTAAGAATCAAAATGGAAGAGTATATCCAATGGAAATTCTACAAAGAGAAGCTAAAAACTATTCTCAGAATTTTATCGTTCAAAAAAGAGCATTAGGTGAACTTGACCATCCAGATTCTTCAGTAGTGAATTTACAAAATGTATCACACAACATTACAGAAATGCACTTTGAAGGTGAGAATCTATTAGGAACAGTTGAAATCTTAACCACACCAAGTGGAAATATTTTAAGAGAATTATTCAAGAATGGAATTAAACTTGGAATTAGTTCTCGTGGTATGGGTTCAGTTGAAACTGTACAAGAAGATAATGGAAAACAAACTGTAAAAGTAGGAGATGACTTTGAGTTAATCGCTTTTGATTTTGTTTCCAATCCATCAACACACGGAGCATTTATGTATCCTTTACAAGAAAATGTTGATAAATCACAAACTCAAGGTAGAACTTGTGGACAATACTGTAAAGCAGAAGATTTAATTAATAAAATTATAAGAGGAGAATAATATGCCAGGTTTAGAAGACAGACCAGTAGACCCTTCAAAAGGCTATGGAAAAGCGGGTAAAATTAATAAAGGTTCATTTCCTGAAGTAGCGGATGGTAATGATACACCATTTACACAGGCTGCTGGTAAAAAATCATTAGAAGAGTTTCCAATACCAGAAAATGGTACAATTGGTACTACTTGGAATGGTGATGGTTTAGCTAAAAACACAAACAACGAAACTGCATAAGTAATGCCATCCAAATCCAAAGCTCAACAAAGATTTATGGGATTGGTTCACGCTTATAATAAGGGTGATGTTAAAGGTTCAGAAGTATCCAAAGCGGTAAAAGATGCGGCCGCAAGTATGGATAAATCAGATATAAAAAAATATGCATCTACAAAACACAAAGGGAAACCAGAAAAAGTGAACAAAGAGTGGTTAATCAATACAATTAAAGAACTAACAGATTTTGAAATGGAATCTTGTGGTTATGTTATGTCTGCGAAAAATCCATCTTATAAATTAAAATCACCTGGTGGAACTGGTGAAGAAGATAAAAAATTAAAAGAAGTTGTTACTGAAGGTGAACAAGATAAAATTATAAAGTTATTAGTTAAGTATGGTAATACTGAAGATGATGCAAAACAAATGGTTAAAAAAACCTATGATTACATAAAGAAAGCTTATAGAAATGCAAATACTGCAAAGAAGGCCGAGATAATGTCAGGTTTAATGAAGTTCGAAACAACAGAACAATTCAGTAATTTAGTTGAAAAATGTTGGAAAGGATATATGATTCATCCAACAAGAAAAACAAAAAAATTATTTGGTAAAACATATCCTAATTGTGTGAAGAAAGAAAATGTAAATCGTTTAACTGAAATGGATTACAAAGGATTTATTAAATATATGAATGATTTCTATGGGCCAAAAGGAGTTTATCCAGATAAAAAGAAAAGAAAATTAGGACAAAAAGAAATCGGATTGGCATACTCAGTATTATTAAAGAAGAAACCAAACTTTGAAATCGGATTTGATTCTACTGATAGAGAGA